TAAGATGGCCTTCACGGCGCAGATTGCGAGTTCCACGTCCAGCACAGTGGAGTTCCGCTTTTGGCCGAGGCTGAACGGCACGAATGTGACGGGCAGCACGATTGTTGCCAGCCTGCACAACAACGGCGCGACCATCGTGGTTTCGCGGACATCGATTTTTAGCGTCAACGCCAATGACGTGCTGAATGTGATGTGGGCCACGGATAGCACCAGCGGCATATTGGAGGCCCACGCTGCCACGGCCTACGCGCCAGCCTCGCCGTCGGTGACGCTGGTCATCAGTCGGGTGCAGGCATGACGATCTTAGAACATTGCCGCAAGTGGATCGAAGACGCGCTGGAATACAGCGGCGGTTCGCATGATTTCCAAGATGTGGCTGACGGCATTTTGAGCGGGCGCATGCAGTTGTGGCCTGCTGAAAAGGGGTGCGCTGTTACCGAAATCGTGTTATATCCTAAGAAAAGTGTCCTGCACGTTTTTTTAGCCGGTGGTGAGATGGAAACAATCGTCAACATGATTGATTCCGCCGTGGCTTGGGGAAAGACACAGGGCTGCACATCAATGACAATCGCCGGACGACGCGGATGGGAGCGGGTTCTTGCGAGGCACGGATACAAACCCGTCATGACGGTGTTGGAAAGGAACTTTGAATGAGCGGCGGCGGCAAAGGTGGCAAGACCACTACGGAAGTCAAAATCCCTGCATGGCTTGAAGAGGCGGCGATGAGAAACATCGGCCGCGCCGAAACCGTGGCGGGCCTTGGATACGCTCCCTATTATGGTCCAGACGTTGCTGCGATGACGCCCTTCCAGTTAGCTTCGGGCCAAGGGATTAACGCGGCTGCTTCTGCTTTTGGGCTTCCGACTGTTGATGTCAACATGGGGATGCCGACAGCGCAAACCTTTGACGGGGGCCTTCGGGCTTACTCGTCTGGCGGCCTTTACGACCAAGCTGTCAGGGAACTTGAGACGCGCAGGCCGGGCCAATACGACGCCATTACGGGGCTGTTTGTTGACCCAATCACCGGCGCGCCGCCTTTGAGTTTTGGAACCCCGGAATTACCTGTTATGCCTGCGGCCCCCGTTGCCCCTGTGGCCCCTGTGGCCCCTGTAGCACCAACCGCGCCCGGCGACGGCGACCGCGGCAGGGACGCTGGTGACCGTCCAAGCATATCCGCACCATCTTCTGGCGGCTTTACCAGCGTCCGAGATATGTTTGACGGCGGTGGGCCGGGACGCAGCGGCACGACATTTTCGGGCGGCCCGCTTTCAGGGGTGCTAAATCTGGTCGGCGTTGATCCGCTCGGATCGCGGGCCGCAACAGCTACGCCAAGCAAGTCTACGCCAAGCAAGTCTACGACAGCAGCCGCAAAAGAGAGAGATCGTGCCGCGGAGAGCGCCGCGAATAGAGCGGCAGCAAGTAAGTCCCAGCGCGAAGCCGGAGAAGGCAAGGGCGGGAAGTCGGGGCCATCGTCAAGCGGCGGCGGGTCGTCTGGCGGCAGCAATAAGGGACGGAGATAATCATGGCAGGTGCATCAAACCCGACAGGCGTGCAACCCGCAGTTCCGCCGAACGTGTTCCAGCAAGCATCTGGGGCCTATACTGGGTCGCTCATGGGCACTGCCGCTTCTGGGGAAATGCCGGACATCCCGGCGTTTCAAAACCCCTACACACAGCAGGTTATCGACACGTCGATGGCCGATCTGGAGCGTCAGCGCCTGATGCAGCAAAACCAGCTTGGCGCGCAGGCTTCGGCTGCCCGCGCTTTCGGCGGATCGCGTCAGGGCATCGCCGAGGCTGAAACCAATCGCGCCTTCGCACAGCAGGGTGGCCAGCTTGCAGCCCAGCTTCGTGCCCAAGGATTTGAAAGCGCGCTTCGGGCGGCTCAAGATCAGCGTCGGCAGCAACTTGCGGCGTCTGGCCAGTTTGGAGCCTTGGCGCAGCAGGGCCTCAACATGGGCCAAAGCATCACGCAGCAACAGCAGCAGTTCGGCACGATGCAGCAGGCCATCAATCAGGCCCTGATTGACGCCGCACGCGCGCAGTACGGCGGGTTTACGGGCGCGCCTATGGCTTCGCTGTCGGCACCTCTGGCGGCTCTCGGTGCGGCCAATATGGGGCAGCAAACGCAAACGCAGAGCCAGCGTCCGGGCCTGTTTAACTATCTGTCGCTGGGTCTGGGGGCGCTGTAATGAGCGTGATGGACTACGCCAACGCGATTGCGAGCATCGAAAGCGCCGGAAGCGGCGACTATGCTGCGCTTGGCCCGGTCACAAAGAAGGGCAACAGGGCTTATGGCCGCTATCAGGTCATGGACTTCAACATCGGCCCGTGGACTGAAAAATACCTTGGCCGCCGCATGACGCCTGAAGAATTTCTTTCCAGCCCGGAGGCGCAGGACAAAGTTTTCGCTGGCGAGTTTGGGTCGTATGTCCAGAAGTATGGCAACCCGCAGGATGCGGCCTCTGCTTGGTTCACTGGGCAGCCTTTGTCTGAAGGCGGAAACCGCAGTGACATTCTCGGCACCACTGGCAACGTCTACGTTGACAAGTTCAATCGCGCGCTTGGCGTGGGCGGCTCACCGATGCCGGGGCCGACAACGGCTTTCGGGCCGGGGACGCCGATGGCAGCCGCGCAGCCGATTATGCAGCCGATGATGCAGCCCGCCGATCCGTTTGAGGACATGGGCGTGCTGTCTCGCTTGGCTGCCAGCCGTGGCATCGCACAGGACGCGGACGCCGCGCCTATCGTAAACCTGTTCAATATTCTGACGCAGAAGAAAGACCCGCGCTTGGCTGCACTGGCCAAGCAGCGCGGTGGTTTCTTCGGGCTTTTGGGGGGCTAAATGGCTAATCCGCTTGAACAACTTCTTTTGGGAGCGCAGGGATTTGAACGTCGGACTGGCCTGCCAGCGGACATTGACCAATACCTTGACAGGACAAATAGATCGTTAGCGCCTCAATCTTCCATTCGGCCAGAGCAACGGCCTATGGCGGGGCCTGCGCCGCAAATGGCACCAGCCCCAGCGCAGCAGCGCCAAGGCTTGCTCGGTGGCTTCTTTGGGCCGCAGGGTCGTGACGCACGCGCCCGCCTCGCGATTGGCCTTGAGGGCATGACGCTGAACCCCAATCAGGCGATGATTGGGCAGTTGCAGCAAGGCATTGAGGATCGCAAGATCGAAGGCGAGCGCAACCGCACGCTTGAGTGGCTTTCCACGCTCAACACGCCGGAAGCCCAGCGCGCCTTGCAATACGCTCAGGCGACCGGCGACATTGTTGGTGCCGCAAAGATGGCTTTGACGCCGCCAGACCCGATGGAGGGGATCAATCTTGAAATCAAAAAGATTGAACTTCAAAAGCTGAAATCTGGGTCTGATGCAGACCCTAATGTGCAATCGTCTTCAATCCTGAGAGACTTCAGCGGCGTTGTTCTCACCATGAAAGATGGTAGCATTCAGGTTCGCACTGTTGGTGGCCAAATGCTTTCTGGGGAAGAGGCTCTTGCGTTTGTTCGCAAGTCCCAAGAAAACTATGCCGCCACCGAGCGGTCCATATATGGCGCTCGCGAGTCTGGAAAACTTGAATCGCAAGCAGCATTGGGCGGAGCAGCAGCGGCGGCTGTGGAAGAAGGTAAGTTGGCTCCACAGACTGCTAAAGAATACTTTAAGCAGTCTGAGGCGGTTGCATCGTCCATTCGCAACATGGACTCTGCTATTCAAGCGATCAATGAGGGCGCTGAGTCTGGTGTTATCTATAACATGCTGCCAAACGTCACAGTTGCCTCGGCTGAACTTCAAAACGCCAAAAACAGACTTGGACTTGATGTCATTGGTTCTGTAACTTTCGGCGCGCTTTCCGAAGGCGAAATGCGTATTGCGATGGACACCGCCGTTCCGTCTGGCTTGGGGCCTGAGCAACTTAAAGTTTGGCTTAATCGCAAGAAGGAAGCGCAAACAAAAATGCTGTATGCCCTTCAGGAAGCAGCCTTGCACTTTGCTTCTGGTGGTTCTCAAGAGGACTATTATCGCAAAATTGGCATTCAATCAGGCGCAGTTGCGCCGCCGCCATCGCCAGAAGTTACAAATGCTCCCACTGGCACGACAACCCGCCTGCGCTTCAATGAAGAAACAGGAGAATTTGAATGATTGAGATCGAACTTCCCGACGGTCGCATTCTAGAATTCCCTGAAGGCACCGATCAGTCAACAATGCGTCAGGCTATCAGTAAGTTGATGATGCGTGACCGCATTGCCGCGGCAAGGGCTGGCACTCTGGAAATGCGGCCCGGATCGGCAGAAGCAGCCGCAGCCGCCAACGAGCAGGCTATGGCGCAGATGGTGCCTGAGCGCACTTTGGGCCAGACGATCTACGAAAACGTGATCGGCAGCGGCGCTGTTGACACGCCCGGCGAACGGCTGGGTGAGTTGATCCGAGGCGGTGGCGCTGCGGTTGCACGCGGCATTGCCGACGTTCCCGCCATCCCGGCAAACCTTGCCCAACTGGGGACGGCTGGAGTTGAATACGCTCTTGGCATGGAGCAACCGTCGATGGTGTCTCGCGGGCTTGCCGCATTGCCAGACACGCGCGAAATGCTTGCTTCCATCCCAGTGATAGGCCCTGAAAGCCGCTATGTGGCTCCCGGCCTGCTTGGCGAATATGTGTCTACGGCTGGCGAGTTTGCAGGAGGTGCTGGCGCTCTGGCTGGTCCAAGTGCAATGCTGCGTTACGGCGTGGCTCCCGGCGTTGCCAGCGAAGCTGCTGGGCAGGCCACTGAAGGCACGGTTTTTGAGCCTTTTGCTCGTGCTGGTGCAGCCTTGGCAACCCCCGCTGCACTTGGCGCGATTGGCCGAACCGCACAAACTGTCATCAGCCCATCTGCTGGTCAAATCACACCAGCACGTCAAGCCGCTGTTGATCTTCTGCGCCGCGAGGGTGTTCAGCCGACTGCTGGTCAGGTTGTCGGCGGGCAGGCCGCAGAGTCTCAGCTTTATCGCGAGGCAGCCACGACTGCCGGTCGGGCAAAGGCCGACAAGGCACTTAAAGATTTTACGTCTGCTGTAATGACTCGTGTCGGCTCGCCCTCCGGCACGAAAGCCACGGCTGACGCATTGGAAGAAGCAACATCCCGCATTGGCGGCGTGTTTGATGATGTTGTAAAAAACGTCAATGTCGCTCCAGACCCTTCAGGCTTGATGAACTTCAGCTCGGCGTTGAAGGTTTACCGTGACCTTGCCCCGAAAGACACCGCGCCTCAAATTCTCGAAAACGTAAACAAGCAGCTTGTTGATGCCTTTAGGTCGCGCAAGCCTATTCCTGCTGATACCGTAAAAACTTGGCGCAGCACGATTTCCAAGTTGACCAAAAGCCCAGATCAGGCGACTCGTGAGGCGGCAGTCGAAGCCGTTGAGGCGATTGATGACATGATTGAGGGCGCGTTGACTGCGGCTGGCCGCCCTCAAGACATCGCTCGCCTTGGTGAAGCGCGCAATCAATATCGAAACCTCTTGGCCATCGAAAGCGCGGCGCAACGCTCAGATATTGAAGGCGTCATCTCGCCTCTGGCTTTGCGAACCGCACTCCTGCAACAAGGTCGCCGCCGGTATGTTCAGGGCAAAGGAGACTTGGCTCCAATCACTCGAGCGGCTGCTGACATCTTAAGCCCGCTCCCGCAGTCTGGTACATCCCCCCGTATTTCTGCCGGTCAGGTGTTGTCTGGCGCTCCGACAGGCGGTGCAGCAGGCTTAGGTGCGTTTGGCATTGGCCTTGACCCTCTCACAGCAACAGCTATTGGTACGGCAACCACGGTTGCACCAATCGCACGCAATCAATTCCTTTCATCCAGCCCCGGACAGCGGTATTTTGAAAACCAGCTTCTTCGGCAGTTCGGACCAATTGTTGACCAGCGCATGATCGGTGTCCTGCCCGGCCTTCTCGCACAATAACGGAGACACAGATGCAGCCGAAACGCCTGACGGACGACGAAATCCAGAACACCATCACAAGCTCCGTGCGCGAGGCCGTGGACTTCGTGGAAACCGAAGTCGCGCCAGATCGCATCAAGTCGCAGAAGTATTTCGACGGCAAGTCTGCGGTTGACTTCGAGGAAGGCCGGTCGAGAGTTGTGGCGACCAAGGTGCGCGACACGATCCGCGCCATCAAGCCCGCGCTGATGCGTGTGTTCCTGCAATCCGACAAGCCGGTGGAGTTTATCCCGAACACCCCGCAAGCCGTCATGGGTGCCGATCAGGCAACCAAATACGCCAAGTATGTCTTCGAGCGGAACAACGGCTTTCGCATCCTGTCGGACGTTTTCCACGACGCGCTTATCAAAAAGGTGGGCGTGGCCAAGGTTTACTACGACGAGGTGCAGCACGTTGAGATTGACGAATACAGCGACCTGACGCCCGAGCAGCTTGCCTTTATCGAAAATGACCCGGAAAGCGAAGTTCTGTCGCAGGAAGAAACGATCATTGCCGAGGCCGTGATTGACGAGATGGGCATTGAAATCCAGCCGCGCATGGCCAGCTATAATCTGCGCGTTGCCCGCACGTCCACCAAGGGCCAGATCAAAATCCAGAGCGTTGCCCCCGAGGACTTCTTCGTGGATCGCATGGCCGTCAGCGTGGACGACTGCTACGTCTGCGGCCACACCAGCGAAGCCCGCGTTGGCGATCTGGTGGCGATGGGCTTTGACTTCGAGACTGTCTACAACCTCGGCGGCGCTGCCGATGGCACGGTTGACGACGAAGAAGAAATGGCCCGCCGTGGCTGGGACGACACCGACGACGATGAAAACGCTGCCGATCCGTCCATGCGGAAGGTACAATTCACCGAAGCCTATATGAAAATGGACATTGAAGGCACGGGCGTTCCGCGCCTTTACAAGTTCATCTGCGCTGGCAACGATTACGAAATCTTGGACTACGAACTGTGCGACTACATCCCGTTTGCCATCTTCGAGGTTGACCCTGAGCCGCACACCTTCTTTGGTCGTTCACTGGCCGAGATCGTGATTGAAGATCAGGACGCGGCAACGTCGCTTCTGCGCGGTCTTCTGGATGGTCTGGCGATGGCCAACAATCCCCGCGTAATGGCCGTTCAGAACCTCGTGAACATGGACGACCTGCTGAATAACGAGATCGGCGGTGTGGTGCGCGTCAAGGATATCAACGCCCTGCGCGAGTTTTCCATCGGCGGCGGCGCATCGGCGGCCCTGCCAGCCCTGCAATTCTACGACGAGTCGATCCGCGCCAAGACGGGCGTGACGGGCGCAGCTATGGGCATGGATGCGGATGCGCTGCAATCCCAGACTGCCGCTGGCGTCAATGCCGCCGTGCAGGCCGCCTCGGCTGTCTCTGAGTTGATCGCCCGCAATCTGGCCGAAGGCGGTATGCGGCAGATGTTCCGCCTGATCTCCCAGATCGCACGCGCCAATCCGAACCCCAACGAGATGATGCGGCTTGACGGCCAGTTTGTCCCGGTCGATCCGCGTTCATGGACCAACGATCTGGATTTGGTCACTAACGTCGGCTTGGGCAACAATCGCCGCGAGGATCGGATCGCTGCCCTGCAAATGACCATGCAGACGCAGATGCAAATCTGGCAAGCCTACGGGCCGACCAACGGCATCGTCACGATGACGGGCATCC